CGCACAACGGCATTGCATATTCCTTGAATGTCCGCAATCAACTCGGGGATTCCTTTTCCCCAGAATGAATCTTCTGTCACCTCGAACGAAGTAACGGAAAATGGCTTCTTTCCGAATTGATCATAATTCAACATTGCCTTGACTACTTCTTTCCCTATCATCCACACACATGCAGGATACGAATCATCTTCATCCGGCACGTCTTCTTCGTCAAGACCCCATTCACGTAAAAGATTTCCTGGTATGGTGTCCCATAGCTCAAGGCAATCAATCTTGTCTGTTTCAAAGACCGATGTTGAGTCTTTACCTTCTATGGAAGCCTTCTCGGACTCAAGGGTTGTCCAATCCTTTAGCTCGCCCTCACGATGGTTCTGCAACACTCTGCGTATAGCCTCTTCGTCGAATCCGGGCAATTTGATCATGTCGTACAGTTGTTTCCTGGACAACGTTATCTTGTCAAACAAATATCCATCTTCCACACCCGTGCTGTCTGGTGCCGGATAGATGTTGAATGGGCTGCGCCTTTCAAATGTTGGAACAATCTTTTCCTTCACCGACATTTTGTACTCACCAGTGAATTGATCCAATTCCTTAAATCGTACTTTTTCCATCCTTAGAATCGGACCCTTGAGGATACAAGCTTTCAGCGTCGCAATGTCATCGAGACATTGTTCAAGAGCAAAGTACCATCCACCTTCTAACAATTGATCATCCAACTTTATCTCTGCCTTTTTTCCCATTTCCTTGGCTGTATCATAATAAGCCTTTTCAAGATCTGCTTCAAAATTGGGATACTTTTGTTGGATGTGAGTCATCACCGAAATGTCGTCATAGGGTAGTCCCTGTATAAACAGTTCCTGTGAAGACTGCGCCATAGCATCGGTCATAAATCTACCACGGATTTCCGTTTCAAGTTCTGGCGGCAGTTCTGGTTTAGGAGTGGGATCAACAGACCAGGGCTTTGTTCCGGGCTGGAATAGTATGTCTTTCATCCACGCTACGCCTGAACGACACTTTGTATCTGTAAGCATGATGAACGCCTTGGAACCACCGAGCTTGTTGATTGCAGATAATTTAGCAGAATCATATTGTCCATTCCTCTGCCGTAAACTGTTCAGCATTATAGTTTCCGTAGTGTTCTTAGCCCGGAGTGCCTTTTCCCATCTGGTTGACACGTAAGCAGACAAACCAGAAACAAACTTTTCAGAATTGCTACCGGCCTCGTCCTCAGCTTGCGCTCGCTCACGATTTTCTGAATCTTGCATTGATTGTACAATATCTGGTCCGAGAACATTTATCATTTTTTTAGACCCCTGTCCTTATCAGATCATAAATGTTATTATCTGCCAATACCTGGTAAAAACCGGCAGCAAAAGCATTGACCTGCTTTTCATCGAGAGATTGACTCATGTAGTGTTCATCTATCGCATGAATGATTTCGTGTAATAATGTTTGCACAAGTCTCTGGTCGTTCACCCCTTGTGTGTGTAATGTTATCATCAACCTTTCAACATTGTGCGTCCCAACGGCACCTTTTTCAAAAAACAGGTTATCATCGACAACAATGTCATACTTCAATCCGCATATTTTAAGTGTTTTTGGTATATCCATTCTAAGTCCATGCTAAATCAGAAATAGCATTTTGCTGTATCTGTTTAGTGTTTATAAAGGTATTTGTGGTTACTCTAAAGGAACGATCAATGTACATAGCATTGTACTGTAGAGCATCATGAACGTGGCTGTATAGATTCTTCACCGGAACGTCATAATACTGATCGTCGATAGCAGAAGACAATCTTTTGTAATGATAACCACCAATGAATCCCTTTCTCAACAAGGGACACGATGGCGACAACTGAAACGCTGGCTTTCCCTCAACGATCTTCATCAAAAAAGAATTAACGGCATTGAACCGGGCTTCCATAGAGTTACTATGTGCTGGTATAACCGGTAAGCCAGCTTCGTACAGCTCTGAATAGCATGACTTAGCATCGTTGTCTGATTTCTTTGCGCCAGAAGGATCACCCACTACGGCTATCTCATAGCCTTTGTATGTGGTCGCCAGTTCTGGCTTGATTAAGTCCCTGGCGAAGTTCCTGATTCCCATGTTCTCAGCGTGCCATTCCCTAATAATACGTAAATGGCCAGATGGAGTCAATTGAGACATAACACAGGCAGGATTTCTGTATCCGAAATCGAATCCCAAAATAAGCACTAAACCTGGGATAGGTCTTAACTCTTCCGTGGAACAATGGATGGAATCAGAATAATTCATGTAGACCGGCTTCCCGTCCCTGACATATCCATATTCGCCGTCTACGTACACCTTGATGAACTCAGCATCCTTACTACGCATCAAATCACTGTAGTAATTGAGTTCCAGATGTTTTAAGTTTTCAGCTCGTGGTCCACGTCCACTTGGCTGCTTAAAGATCGCAGCGTTATCGGGTTTTTCCTTCTCGAACAACCGGTACCACCAGCTATCTGAATCTGGTGGGTTCGTATCCATCCAAAACCCGGTCCATGTTACACCACCCTTACGAGATGATGGGTATCTGTTGATACGTGTATCAATCAGATCTATGATAGCCTTTGGAACCTCTCTTGCCTCGTTTACCCAGGCACCAGTTAATTCCAATGACAACAGGTTGCCAACCTGATCCGGCCTGTCCAAAGCCCTAAATAATACTTCACAGTGCACCCTGGTACCATCTGGAAGCATTATCTTGTCGATTATGTAATTATGTTCCGTCGCCTTCCATTGACCAAAATAAACAGGAGGAAGCCAATCATGAAATGTTTTGATCGTTGTATCCCGTAACTGAGGGAAGAAGTTACGTACAACCAGCCATCTGCTATAACGAACACCATCTGGGGCCGGGGCTTGTTGTTGTGCCCTCTTGATAATCTCGATAACACAAGCTGTACTTTTGCCTGAACCAATCGGACCCATGACTCCACGAATTCTTTTATCACTTTTTGTAAACCTCCGTAGTGTTGGAGCTTCGTCATAGTTGTATTCTATGTTCATCTTACTCCTTAATCACCAGTTGAACGTTATGACCCTTAATATTAATTCCCTGTTGGTCAGACTGAGCACCCTGGTTCTTACTGGCAATCTCGGCGGCTCGCATTACTATGTTGGCTATGAGTTCTACCTCTTTGCCAACCAATTTCTTCACGTCTAATGTTTGCATCCAGGCGGTGAGGATAGAAGAACCTTGACGAGTAAGTCTCTCAAGGTCTTTTACCATTTCGATAACTTTCTTTTGAGGATCGCTAAGGGAGATTTCCTTTTGTTTGTGTCTCCATTCTCGGTAGCGATTAGACCAATGAAAGTTCTTATACCAATTCAAAATGGTTCTTGGTGCCTGGTTAAACTGTTTAGAAACCATGCTCAAAACTTCGTTAATCTTTTTTTCTGGATATTGGTCTGTTGCTTCGCAAAAAAAGCTGAAAGCTTCAAACTGGTGAACGGTTTCCCGTAAACCACCAGATCCTTCAATTCCAGTGTGGGTTGTTCGTTTATCTAAGGCAGTAAGTGGTATTTGAGTGATAACTGGTGCGTTTGTTTCCATTGCACCAGTATCACTCAGGGGGTGGGTTCCTGTAAATAGTAGTTTTACAAAAGAATATTCGGTGGGTCTATCGTAGAGAAACCGAGTACGTCAAGTCCTATTTCCTCTGAATTTTCCAGCTTTTCAAGGCAAGGTGGGCAATTGAACCTATTTGGAGATTCACCCCAACATTCACTCGACACCTTAGACTTACACGGATAAAGTCTTGATCCCTCTGCCAAAAGGATAAAGTGACGTTCACTCGAACCAGATTTCCTCGAACGCTTTGGTTTATTTTTCAGCATTGGACGGACGTTCTTATCATAGTACCTTTGTTTCTCTCTTTGAATGTTGACTCGTGCCTCTTCTGACTTTTGACAACCATGCCACTTCTGCCGATATTTATGTAGGCCAGGTGTGAATTGTTTACCACAATATTCACACCTGACAGGGAATGGTTGAAACGGTTCATTATGTTTTGTCTTGGTGCTCATGTCTGTGCACCCCCAAGATCCCGTAACCTGCTATATCCGCAAAGGGTGATTCTCCTAAGAAATCTTTGTCTGTAGCAACACGGAACAATTTATCTACTATTCTGATGACACACAGCATATCTGGGTATTGTTCAACGGAAATCCCATTGGGATATAAAATCTTTATAATTTTGTCAGCCTGGTTGAAGCTGTCCCCGTATGCTGCGTTTTTCTTTTGTACCAATTCGCCTATTTGGGTTCCCACACCAATAAAGTCCATCTATACCACCACTCTTTCGACTTCTTGCGGATACGAATCCCTGACGTTGACTACAGCATATCCAAGGTCAACAGGATCGTAACCTGCCATTTCGCTGTAGCTGCTATGACCGAGACTATATTGTTTCAAGAAAGATCCCGTTCCAACATACCACCGGAAGTCCGGGTGTATGTAACCTCCGTTTATGGCCTTCGGGATAACATAGGAAGACTTGATTGCGTTACCAGTTGTGGCCAAGCACAAAGATTCTTGCGGTGGGTAC